TGTTTAGATAACCTTCGCCTTCTTTTAATTCAAAAGCCATAGTTTAACTCCTTTTAGGTTTATGTTTGTTTTGCAAAGTGGTATATTTTTTATATAAATTTGATTTAACAAAAATATCCCATTTGTTTGCTTTGTATATTCTAGTCTTGAGGTTCTCTAAATCACTTCTCAAGGCAGTAGAATTTTTTTTATCTTTATTGTTTTCAATTACTTCTAATTTTGTTGCAATGTAAATGTCATCAATTTTTTCTTGATTAGTTGCAATGTGTAGTTTGGGAACAGGATGTGTTGTTTCAATTAACATGGGTTCATTAACTTCATCATCTGAATAAACAAAACCATGTATGCCAATCAATTTTAATATAGCTCTATCTACTGCTCTTTTCTCTGCCATTGCATAGGGATAACTATTTTTATTATTTTTTGGTGTGGCTTCGCCATAAGTTATAACTTTTGATTTGCCAAGACTAGCAGTACATTTAATGGCAACCACACCCTCTGCTGAATTTTTCTCAACCTCATCTAAACTATTAATAACTACACCTTTATTTTGTCCTGCAATCTCTATGTATCTATGCTTCATACAAGTAGCACCATGTTTTTCCCATAAGCATTCAGCAGGATTAAATTTTAATTCATTTAAAATATCTTTTACAATAGGATCAATCTTCATTTTTTACCTTTCTTTTTTATTGATGATTTTAAAATTTTATTTTTAACTCTATCTTTGAAAGCCAAGTCATCTTTTAATTTAGCCAAAGACTTTTGATATTCTTCATTGGCAATCTTCATTGTTTCATCTCTTTCAAGAAGTTTTTGCTCTTTTATTTTTAATTCTTGTTTTAGTTTTCTGTTATCTGTTTGTAGTTTAGCAAGTGTTTGTAATAATTTATCTGACATATATATCCTTATAGTTTTTCATAAAAGTCCTCCAACCTTTGCATATCTTCCTCATCATAGTTTTCTAGCATGAAGTTAGATTTAAAGTTTCTAATTTCAGACCAATCCACATCAATTAAACAAGCCAATTTTTTTATACTACCATTGGCTGCTCTTAATAGTTCTTGTCTTTTTATGTTTATTTGTATGAATTTTCTAAAAAAATATTTAAGTCCATCAGGGGTTAACTCCCAACAATTATTAGGTGTAAAGATTGTGCTACCACCATCTGATACATAAACTAAATAAGGTTTGTATTCATAGTTATAATGTTTTGAATATACTGCTGTTTGTATGCAATGAGTAAATTGAGGTTGTTTTATTGGTTGCGATTTAGAATACACCCAATCCCCTATTCTATTTACATTACTATCTTTTCTATTAATTTTTAGTGGTGAATTTCTAACATTTCCAAATCTATTTTTATGTTCTGTAATTTTTTTTTCATTATGATTAACACAATCTATATAACCCTCTGTTGCTATGTTTAATGTTTGACCCATGTATTTATCATCATACCAATCAGACAAAGGTTCTTCTACTTTCCACCCTGAAAAATTATCTGACAATTCATCAATACACATTAAATGTCTTTCAACATAACCTTTTATATTTCTTAATATAAATTGTGCTTTGATGTTATTCCTTTCACCAAAGTCAAAGTTATTTATGAAAGTTTTAAAATGTAATTCTACATCTTCAATCTTTGTCTGACCTACTAATATTTGTTGAAACCATTCATGGACAAATTTACCTGCTTCAAAACTAATTGATGGTCTTTCAGGTTTAAAATTTAAATGTGGTGATAGATGATATTTAATAAACCAAATAGAATTTTGTAAAGCTGTTTGACTTGGTGATGTTGTTGCCTTATTGAAATCACCCTCTGTCCAAGCTGTATCTGTAAATCTTTCTTTCATCTGATTTGGTTATTTACAGATTATTTACAAATAAGTCAATAATTAATTTGCATTTATTTTTAAATAATGTATGTCCAAAATATATGGATTTTCCATCAGTTAATTTAAAGTGGTATGAGATATTACAAGGTGCAACGACTGGTGTTTTAAGAGAGGTAGAAAGCATGAGAAGTAATATCAAGTGGGGTCATGGATATAAATCTAATCAGTATAATAAGTGGGGTCAAACCATATCTGGTTCGCTATGTGAAATGGCTCTTGCCAAAAAATTTTCTAATTACTTCACTCATTCTGTGAATAATTATCATGGTAAAGATATTTTCATAAACAAGAAGCCAGTTCAAGTAAAATCTCAATTACACACAAAGGTTGAAAAGTATTTAACCATTAGACCTAACTTTCAACCTGAAGATTATTATTTTTTAGTGATAGATGATATGCCTACTTTCTATGTTTGTGGCTACATTCAAGCCAAAGATTGTCAGAAATATGGCATTTGGACAAATCAGAATATTCCTGATAGACCTCATTTTTGGAAGATCCCATTAAATAAATTAAAACCATTGGAGGAGTTTATAAATGAGTGATGTTAAATGTGCTTTGCTAAAACCTTTTGGCTCAACAATTTTAAAATCAGAATTACCAGATGATTTAGTAAAAGATTTTTATAATGATCTAACAAAGATAAGACAAGACCCACAGTTAGTTAATCAACATAAGTTCGGACACAAATTGGCTGGTAATTTATACAAAGAATTATTAATCAGCCATGACACTATGTTGAAATGGAAACAGAAATATTTTGATAGATTAATTGTTCACTATGCTACATCACATTACAAACATAAAAAGGTAAAACAAATTATTATTACTTCAGCATGGCACAACATACAAAAGTCAGGTGATTTTAACCCATGCCACACCCACACACATTTTGAAGATAAATTTGTTTCGCCTGATATTTCTTCTGTTGGATATATAAAGCTACCTCACTCTATGAGTGAATATAAACATACCAAACCTCATCATTCAGTTGGAGGATACATTGAGTTTATGGAGGGTACAGAGGATATGTTCACAAATGCTAACTATTTATTACAACCAAAATTAGCTGACTTTTATATCTTTCCTGCTTCTTTGCGTCATGCAGTATATCCATTCCATTCTTCTTCTGATATGGATGAACGAATATCATTTAGTTTTAATGCAAAGATAGTGTTTAATGAAAAGTGAGCCATTTTTAAAAGTACCCCATTCTTTATTGGATAATGAAGTTCTTACCTCCCATGAAAAGATGCTCTATATCCTCCTCACAAGGCTCAGGACTGCGAAAAGAGGCTGTGTGCCTAGTCATGCCTATCTGTTAAAAAAAATGGGCTTAAAAGACAAAAGAACATTAGTTAGGCACTTGGACAGACTTCAATTATTTGGCTACATTACATGGGAAAATAGAGGCAAGAATAAAACTAATAAATATTATTTCAGAGGGGATGATAACTTTCAATCTATTTTAAATAATAATTTTAAATTGAGAAAGTTGATGTCTAAAAAGCACAAGCAAATATATGTGGATAAAGTGAGGAAAAAGTTTGTGGAAAAAAAGGGGATAAAACTAATCAAATAAGCATTTGATGTACCTAGAGGGGTACATGAAATGTACCGATATAAAGATATATTATATAGATATAACTAGTTAGTAAGTATGAATAAGAAATTCGTTCCAATAGAAACTATAAAGTATGAGTTAAGTAAAATTAGAAAGCATTCTAATTTTCAATACAAAAGAGCCATAAATAGAAATCGTATCAATCAGGTTAAGCACCCCCCCTTGATTGACTTATTACATTATCTCAATAATTGTAATGCCTCCGAAAAAGAAATTGAAATGTGTGTCGCTGAATATTGGAAAAGTGTGGAAAAGAATAATAAGTTTGAGAAAGATATTGTGAACGAAATCAAGATGAAGTATAAGAGGTAAGGTTATAACACTCTATATAGAAATTAAATAAGGGCTAGTATTTCATACCTTTCTTTCTGACTAGCCCTTATCCTCCTTTTTTCTAGCTTTCTTTATGTTCCAATAAGTTTGTGCTATCAGTTGCCTTTGATGTTTTGTTTGTATCGCTTGTTGGAATATCGTTGTCATCTTGTTGTTGATCTTGCAAATACTTTTCATATCTCTTTCTGATTTGATCATCTTTTTCAAAAGTATTTACTCCACATAGTTCTAGGTCTAGCTTGTATTCTAAATAACCTTTTATTCTTCTCATTCATTATTTTTTTCTTCAGCTTCTTTTTTTTCTTTTTGATTTTTAATTTCTATTGCTTGTTCTACTTGACTTAAAATATCATACAATTCTGTTAATTCGTATTGTGTATAATCTTCCATTTTATTTTTCCTCTCTTTCTATGTTAAGATTACTGATATTGACAAGATTGTCAATAGTATTGTAAATAATATTAAAAATAATCTGACTTTCTTTCTGTGTATTGGTATATTAAATATTCTCATATCTTCCTTTCTTTCTGTGTATTCCTCTGCCAAATATAATCATTGTATTATTCCAAAAGCACCTAACAAGATAATGATTAGAATTATTGGTGTTATTATAGTCATTGGATACCAATAAAATATTTCTTTTATTATCTTTTTTGTTTTTCTTTTCATTGTAATAAATAGTAGCTTAAAAATAATAGATCAGCGATTATTAATACTTCAATCATATATATCGTATAATTTAAAAGTTTGTTTTATCATGTCTGTTAATTGATATTTAGAGCAATATGTATTGTCTTTGTTAGCCTCACAAATAGATATTATTTCATCAATTAAACTTTCTTTATCTTTTTTTTCTTGATAGCTTTTGTCTTTGTTAGCACTATCAATTAAATCTATTTCATGTCTTGTTCTATCTGTCATATTATTTCCTCTCTATCTACTTCTTTTAATTCATCCTCTTCAAAATTAGAACCACAACTTCCACAATCTGTTGTTCCATCATTAAAAGCACTCCACATTAAATATAAATGCGTTTCACATTCAGGACATATTTTAATTGTTTTCATTATTCCCCCTGTTTTATTTCTTCTACTTCAGCTTCTGTATAACAAGACGCAAAAACATTTTCATTTGCTATACACTTTGCGTCATCTTCATTTTCAGCTTCAACTGTTTCTACAAAAACTAATTCAACTTTATATTTTTTCATTATTTCCCCTTTCAAAGTTCCATTGTTTTATTTCATCAAGATAATCTTGCTTTGTTATTTCCCCATTTAATATTTTAACCATGTCTTTTAACAAATCATCTTTTGTTGTTAATTCTGGTTGACAATAAATGTCATAATAACAATCACCGATTGATTGATAATTTAGCTTTGTGTGTTTCATTATTCCCCCTCTCTTTTAATAATTTTGGTTTGTCATTAATTAAATGATATGTTTTTTCAGTTTTATCTGTTTCATTTTTTTCAATAATTGTTGAACCACTATAACCCTCTGTTCCAGTTATTCTATGTATATCATTCCAAATTTTACCCTTAATGGCTTCATTATGGTTCATTAAAAGTGTTTCTATTGCTGTTTTAACATCTTTTGAATAAAAATTATATTCAACATCCATTGGTACAATAAAAGTATATTTTTTCATTATTCCTCCTTTTTTATTTCATATTGATGAACACATTTGCCAAATTTATCAAATAAATATCCATTATTTTGACAATGTTTTATAATTTCTGTTTCTTCCCAATCACTAGGATAATCTAATTTTTTAACTAAATTACCATTTTCATCTTCATCTTCATAATCAGATGGTAATTCATCAAGCCAAATTTTAACACTAATTTTACTATCATCATTTAAGTCTTGATAATCATAAGCATTTATTTTTATTGTTTTCATTATTCCTCCTGATATTTTGGTAGCATTAATAAAAATTTAACTATGAATAGAGCAAACATACTCAACCCAATAGTCGTATCAATTTGGCTAACAACTAATAGTCCAAACATAGCCAAACAAAAGCATAAGCTAAAATAAATTGCTCTAATCATTATTTACCTGTCTTTCTGTTTTTTTAATTAATATTTTTAATGATTGTTCTATTTCTTTTATTTCTTTTTTATCGCTATCAAAAATATTAATATAATCATCTATAACTTGATTAAGTTTATCAATAGCTTGTTTTGTTTCTGTTTTCATTGTAAGCCTCCAATCGCCCAAAGATGTAAAATATACATCCCCAAACTTGTGAAACCTATTACACAAGTTAAGAAAAAAATAAGCATCCATTTAAAGTCGTTCATTAGTTCCCCTTTCTTTTTATTTTATAAAGCCTATTATGTTGCCTTGATTATCACATTTCCAACCTAATTTTTTTTGATTTTTAATATATTCAGGTAAGATGTCTTGATCATATTGTTTTATAACTTCATCATAATTAAGATGTGAATATTTAGGCATTTGTTGAATATATGCTTGTTGATCATCATTTAAACAATCAAACCAATCATAACCAACACCATCAAGATCAACACTTTTATAATAATATTTGTGAGCTGACCAATCAGGTGCTGAATATTCTAATATTCCATATTTAGTCATTGTTGTCCTTTCTTTTAATTGTCAATAGCATTATATTTATTGTTTGTCAATAGCATTATATTTATTTCTTAAAGCCTCTAATTTAGTTTGAAATACCTCTGAATTAACTCTGATTTTTTTATCTGAATTGATCCAGTTTAAATGCTTTCCTGTTGTTGTTCCCCAGTCATTTTTGTGAATTACTAGACCCTCATCACCTCTAAAAGCGATTAAAGTATCATAACTGAAGTAGTAATCATTTCCGAAATTGTCCGAAAATGCTAAAGAGTGAGAACCATAGTTATTGCTTGAATAGTTTCCATAGTTCCATTTCTTAACTATATTTGTATTTATCATTTTATTTACCTTTCTTTTTGTTGTTTTATTATGTATATGTAATACATAACAAACAATTATATTATTGTCAATAGCTTGTCAATAGATAAATAACATGAATAATATTAAATTTACAAATGAAGTATTAAATAAGATTTATTGTCAATTAGCTTTGGGTAATGGCATTAAAAACATATTAAAAGACCTTGATTTATCATGGGAGGGGTTCAGACAATTAATGCACAAAAAACCAAAAGTCAGAGAACAATATGAATTAGCCAAACAAGATGGAGTTGATTACTTACTTTCAGAAAGTGCAACAGAATTAAAGAAAGCCATTGAGGATTTCAAAGCAAATGGCAAGGGTGATCTTGCAACAAGTCATTTAATTAAAGAAGCAGTTGCATTAACTAAATGGAAAGCATCCAAATTGTTGCCAAAATACAATGACAATGTTAAGAAATTAGAACTTGCAAACCATGACAATCAACCTTTAATTGTTAAATGGTCAGATAAATAAATCAATAAAATCAATATTAATATCATTGATAGACCTACTATCTTTGAACTTTTATATAAAAACTTGCCCAGACACCATATAAGCGATTTTTTTTGTCAGTTGTGCCTCTGTTCGCTTGTTGCGTTAATATAATTTAATTTATTCGCTTGTTGCGTTGTTCTGATAAGAAAAGATTATGACTAATACGCATGAATTGTAATAATTTTTATGGGAGGTTTTAAAAAGGGTGTTCCCTTCTACGCATTTTTGCGTTGCGTTAATAACGATA